TTGCAGCGGTGGGCGGATGCAACCGGAAAAACGCCTAAATTATTGCAATGAACGCATGGGAGCGGCGCAAGGGCGAGAGTAAAGAAGCCTATGCCGCGTTTGAGGCTTATTACACGCTTGAATTTGACGAGCGCAGTATTGATGCGGCGTATCAAAAGCGGAATAAAAACGGAAAGACAAACGGCACTTGGCGCACGTGGTCAACGCGCCACGATTGGGTTGACCGTTCCGCCGCCTACGATGCGCACATGGCCGCCATTCGCCAGCAGGAGCGGGAAAAACGAGAACGCAAATGGGCGGCGCGGCGCGAGAAGTTGCGAGAGGAGCAATTAGACCGGGAGCTGCGGCACGCGGACGCGCTGGAAACAAAGGCGCTAAAGCTGCTTGCCCTAAACGAGCGCAGGGTGGCGGCAAAGGACGAGCAAGGACGCCCGATTGAATTTGCGCCCGCCCATGCCAGCGAATTTGGGAAGGCGGCGGACATGCTTAAAACCGCCCGCGAATTTATGCGCGGCGTTCTCGAAATGCCAATCGGCGTAACCCGTCAGGAGGTGACGGGCAAGGACGGCGGGGCGGTGAAGGTGCAGGGCGGATTGTCGCCGGAGTTTATCGCCGCGCTTAATAAGATTTATGGGGGCGCGAATGGATAACATCTCGCGCTACGTTGATGCGGGACGCTTCGCCGGATGCCCGCGCGAGCAGATGGAAAACTTCTACAAAGCGGGGGTAGTGCTGCAACCGCGCCAACTGGCAATGGCGGCGGCGGCACGAGAATGCGATGCGCCAGACGGGCCGGTGATGGTTGGAGTTGGCGGCGCGCGCGGCGGGGGCAAAACGCACTGGGCATTTGCGCAAATGGGGGCAGACGACTGCCAGCGTTACCCTGGCCTCAAGTTTTTGTATCTTCGCAAGGTGATGAAATCTGCGCGTGAGGCATTCTCTGATGTGTTCCCGCGTGTATATGGCGGGCTTGCGCACGAATACAAAGCGCATGAGGGCGTCCTAAAATTTGACAATGGGAGCAGGGTTATTCTCGGCCACTTCAAAAACGAGAGTGACATTGACGCTTATCTAGGGATTGAATATGACGCGGCGGTAATTGAAGAGGCGACAACGCTATCTAACGCAAAAATGCGCTCCATCCGCTCGGTCGTCCGCACGTCAAAAGACGGCTGGCGTCCGCGTATTTATTTCACCACCAACCCCGGCGGGATTGGGCATGCGTGGTTTAAGCGCATGTTTATTGAGTCATTTCGCAAAGGAGAACAGACCGAGACGCGATTTATTCCGGCCACAATAGACGACAACGCATTTGTGAACCCGGAGTATCGCAAAACGCTGGATAGTTACACCGGATGGCTTCTTAAGGCATGGCGGTATGGCGATTGGGATATTGAGGCGGGGCAATTTTTTACAAATTTTCGCGCTGATATTCATGTGGTTAAGCCGCTGGAATACATTCCAATTGATTGGACGTTATGGGGCGGGCTGGACTATGGGTTTACCCATTACACCGCTTACGTGGCCGGGGCGATGGACAACGAGGGCAACATATACGCGCTCGGCGAACATGCCGAGGCAAAGAAGTTGCCGGAATTTCACGCGCAGTCTATTCGCGGTTTGTGGGGGCGAATGGGGGTCGGGATGGATCGCGTTCGCGCCACATACGGCGGCTCGGATTTTTTTAGCAAAATTCGTTCAGATGTGACGATTGCCGCGGAGTATGAGCAAAACGGGATCGTGATACAGAGAGCGAATGTAGACCGCGTGGCTGGGGCTGGGCGAATACTGCAATTACTTGGGGATGCTGAGCGGCAAATCAGGCCGCGTTTGTTTATTTCTAGCAATTGTATCCGAACGATTGAGGCATTACAGGCGATGCAGCACGATCCCAACAGGCCGGAGGATGTGTTGAAAACAAACATGGACGAAGACGGCGAGGGCGGAGATGACTTGTATGACGCACTTCGCTACATGGTGATGTCCGCTGGGTATGGCGGTGGAAATTTCGAGGTGTAAAAAATGAACAATTTAGCAAAAGCCGCGTATGCGGCATGGCGCGGCGCGGAGGAAATATCGCGTCAGCGCGAAGTTGTGCAGGCTCGCGCGTATTTTGACGGGGATAACATGCCAATTCCAAGCGTCAAAATAATGAACGTGCTGGGGATGGAAACCGCAGATGATGTGAAGCGGCGAATGAACATCATGCGAATTATTGTTACGGCAATTACTGAGCGGTTGAATGTGTCCGATATTGAAGCCGACAACAATGCGCTTCAGGAATGGGCATGGACGCTTTGGCGCGATAACAGGATGGCGATACAGCAGGATGCTGTACACCACGATGCGGTAAACGATGGAGAGGCATTTGTGATTGTGGATTGGGACGCAAAAAACGCCCGCGCCCGCTTTACGCCCCATCCGCGATTTACCGGCGGAGCGGCGGGTGGCGATGAGTATGGCTGCAAAGTGTTTTACGAAAACGATGACGAAAACCAGCCGATCATCCGCGCCTCAAAACGCTGGCGCGAGGAATTGGACAATGGCGATACGCGGCTCAGGCTCACCGAGTATTACCCAGACCGGATAGAGAAATACGAGGACACGGGGAGCGGGCTGATTCCGTTTCGAGACGTGGAGGATGCAAACTGGCCTCTGGGGTGGGTAAACGCGAGGGGAGAACCGCTGGGCGTTCCGGTGATTCATTTCTCGGAACGCGCCATGCGTCCATACGCGCTGGACGCATTCGGAATACAGGACGATATTGTGAACGCGGTGTATGACCTGCTGGGATCGTCAAGGTATTCGGCATTCAGAATTTTTGTGGCAATGGGGTGGTATCCGACCACAGACGGCAAACCTCCGTCGGCAGACGGATCAAACGCGCTTGGATTAAAACCTGGACACGTCATTGGGAACGGAGCAAAGGGGCCGGGGGAGGCCACGTTTCAGGCTATTGAAGGCGCGGATTTATCTCCGCACATAAATGTTGTGCGAGAGTTTATCTTTTACGCCGCTACAGTAACAGATACACCGATGTATCGCTTTATGGTATCGGGACAAATTGCCTCGGCGGATACCCTTCGCCAGCAAGACGAGCCTTTGATTGCGAAGTGTGTAAAGCGGCAAGTTAGGTTTGGGGATGCGTGGGATGACGCATTCTATATGGCACGTGAAATTGAGCGCACGTTTGGAGGCAAGACCCTGCCTGACGGGGATATAAAAGTGAAATGGGAAACGGCGCGCAAAATTCCAGATGCCGAGCGAATTGCCACCGCCAAAGATAAAAAACTTTTAGGCGTGCCGGATGAACAAATATGGAGCGAACTTGGCTATTCTGACGCGCAGATTGAAGGGTTTAAGGCGATGCCATCCTATGCCAGCCGCCAAAGACTAACCAGCATGGGGCTGACCAGCCAGCAGGGATAAATGAACGCGCACGAAAAAGCCGTAAATGCCGCGCTGGATGCCAACGACAAACTTGGCGCGATATTTGACGGGCTGGGGAATGCCAGCAACCCGCACGGGAGTATCGTGCGGCTGTATCGCATGGCTCGTGCGGCATTGTTGCACAACCTGCAAAATGAGACCGCCGCGTTGGACACTTTGCGGACATTGCGCGAACAGCTATATGCCGCCATTGCGAACATGCTGAGCAAGAGCGAGGAGCTTGGCCGGTGGCAGGCCGAGAAGCAATTGGCCGCGCTTGGGGTTGCGCCGGTCGAGGCCGCGCCGGTTGCTAAGACCGACATATACGCCGCGTTGATGAGCGCGGTAGACGCGCAATTGCAGGGCGCGGCGGCGTTGATTCTCAGTGGGTTGCCGGATATTTCTTTGCTGTTGGGGGATGACACCCGCGCGGGGATCGTTACGCCTGGTGTAATTACAGTGGAGGCAACAAAGTGGGCGGCCATTCTCGCGGGGATGGTGTTTCGATCCGCGTTGCCAAACGCAGGAAGTGGGCGCGGCGCAGATGTATATGTGCGGCAAGCGGTGGCGGCCATTGACGAGCGCACAACGGATTGCTGCCTGCGCGTAAACGGGCAGATTGCCACGCTGGACGGCGATTTTACGCTAACGGGCACACCGCGATTTGCCGATCACGTTCATGCGCCGCCGTTTCATTGGAATTGCCGCACCGCCGAGGCATTGGTGCATCCAGATGATGCGGATGACGCGCTCACACGCTCCATGCGCGAAGCCGGACAGGCGGAGTTGAGGGCGCGCAAAGATGGAAGCCGCGCGGTAATTCATCCCGCGCATTCAACAAGCAAACGATGAGCTGCGAGGAAATGTTGCAGATTATTGAGGCTGAGATGGCGCGACACCGCGAGGCATTGGCGCGGCTGGGCCAGGTGGCGGCGCGGCTCAAATCATTGTCGCAGCCTGCGTCTCAAAGCCCCGCGTGTGGCCGCGCTATCCTTAAAACGCGCGGGGAGGCCGGTTTTAACGATGATGCCGTAAGCTGACAAATCATATTGACACCAATGCCGCGAGGTGTATAATCGCGGCAACAAAAGAACAAACGTTCCGGCTGCGCTCGTGATTTACGCTCGCAGTTGAAGCAAAATCGGAAGGCATGACGCGCCGCTTTTGACGCAGAGAAATCTGTGTTGAAAGCGGCGCGTTTTTGTTTTTCCACATTGCGCGAGATGCGCGAAATGGTGAGATGCCATGACTGACAAATCAACCGACCCCGGCGAGACGCCGGCGCAACCGAAGTCTGAGACACCGCTTACGTGGGATACGTGGCAGACCGCTTGGACTGACGAGCAAAAGGGGCTTTACAAGGCTCAAACGGAGAACCTGAAAAAAGCTCTTGACACGGAGCGGGAGAACCAAAAGGCGTTAGCAAAACTGGTTAAGGAATTGCAGGGCAAGGCCGAGGCGGGGAGCGAAATGCAAACCAAACTCAGCCAGATGCAGGAGCAACTCCAATCGGCCAGTCGCCGCGCTGACTTTGCGTTTGACGCTCCGGCAAAAGGCGTGACCAACGTTAAAGCTGCCCTCACGTTGGCTATTGCAGATGGATTGATTGACAAAGACGGCAAGGTGGACTGGGACGGCCTCAAAGAGACTTACCCGGAAATGTTTGCAAAACAGCAAACACCGCCGCCGGACACAAACAGTCAGGAACGCGGGAAGGGCGGCGGACTGACACACGAACAGTTGATTGCGAAGAAACGCGCGAGCGGAATTTATTCGCAATTCTAAGGGGTTAAAAAATGGCATTGGTAACGAAAGTTTCCACCGCCGGGATAGACACCGTGACGGCGCAGGTCGCGCCGCAAATCAGCGGGTTGTATGCCGGTGAGGATTTGGGGATTGCCGCGCCCTGCTACATCAAAGCCAGCGATGGCAAGGTGTATCAGACCAACGGCACGGCGGCTAACGAAGCCGCGACTGTTTACGGGTTCACACCCCGCGCGGCCAAATCGGGCCAGCCCATCACGCTGTATGGGTTGGGAACACGGTTCAGGTATGGGAGCGGGTTGACCATTGGCGCAACCCTATATGCAGCGGCAACGGCTGGGGCACTGGATACAGCCGCCACAACTGGCGATGCGGTTGGCGTGGCAAAAGTCATCACGGCGACAGACATCATCGTGATCCGCGCGAACGGAAAGGGGGCTGCATAAAATGGCACAGAACACTGGAACATATGACATCAGCACTCTGCTGGCTGTCAAAAATCAAAGCGTGGCTCAATATGGGCTGAGCAACATTGAACCTGTGTTGCGGGCGGATTTGGCCGCGCACAACGCAAACACGCTCGCCATGCTGAGCGACTTGTGCGAAGTCACCACAGACCGCCAACGCCGCTACGGTGGCGCGACTGACGGGGAAATGGTTGAGGTTGATGAGTTCGGGCGCGCCCCCACTCAGACCACAACATCCGGCGATACGGTTGCCTTCCCGCTCCGGCTATTCCAATACAACATTGGGTGGACGGCCAAGTGGTTTGAGATGCACACGCCAGAGGATATGGCGATGGCCCAGATCGCGGCTGAAAAGGCGCATCTGCGCGCAGTTTTGCGCGACATCAAAAAGGCTGTCTTTTTGAGCGCAAACTACACGTGGACGGATTTTCTCGTGGACAAGGTTGATCTTTCGGTGAAGCGGTTGATCAACGCCGATGGCGCGAACATCCCCGGCGGCCCCAATGGCGAAACGTTTGACGGCTCTACGCACACGCACTACAACGCCAATGCAAGCCTGACGGCAGCCGCGTTTTTGGACAACATCCGAGATGTGGTTGAACACGGAAACGGCGGGGTGCGCGTGGTGATCAATGCCGCAGATGAAACAGCCGTGAGCGCATTGACGGGGTTCAAAGCCTTGTCTGACGCTCGGTTTGTTTACAACGCGACCGATGCGACAAAACAGACGTTGGATTTGAGCCGCCTTGATAACCGCATGGTTGGTTATTTTGGCGCGGCTGAAGTGTGGGTGCGCCCGTGGGGCATCGCCAACTACGCGCTGGCGTATGACCCGACCGCTTCTCAGAAGCCTTTGGCATTTCGTCAACGCGCTCAGTCAACGTTGCAGGGTTTGCGCGTGGCGGCTGAAACGCCAATGCACCAGTTGTATGCCCGCTTTATGGAAGATGAGTTCGGCGTTGGTGTGTGGAATCGCACCGCCGCCGCCATTCTGTATTTCGCTGGCGCGAGCTACACCGACCCAACGATTGCTTAGCATGAGGGGCGGAGTGCTCCGCCCCTTAACAAAAGTGAGAACGCATGGACACAATACCAGGCGGGCATTACATCGGGACGGATGGCAATCCGCATGACGCGAACGGGAACCCGATAACTGCACCGCAGGAAACCGCAAAACCAAGCGAGAAGCCATCAGAAAAGAAGAGCAAGAGCAAGGAGCAATAGCGTGTCTTTTACCTACGACCTGCAAACAGATATTGGTCAGATGCGGCTCGAACTGGGGGATACCACCCCCGGCGTTGGCATTACGCCAACCGGTGCGAATTTGACTAATGAAGAGTTGCAGGTTTGGTTAGACCGCGAAGGCAATTTGATGCGCGGGGTTGCCGCCGCGTGCGAGGCATTGTCTCGCGCGTGGACGGCGAGCGCGACCATCACGGTGGGGCCGCGCACCGAGGCGTATGGCGCTCTGGCAGAGCAATGGGCAAACAGGGCGCGGGCATTGCGCGCTTCGTATGGCGAAACTCCGGGGAGCGGGGTATCCGGCGCGTTTTCGGTTGGGCTTAAGCGCGCGGATGAGGAGGGCATTGACGAGTATGAGCGTCAGTAGGGCATTCTCCAGAAAACTTACGGTCACGGTCAATGTGATGCGCCCAGCGACTGCGGTGGCGGGGACGGGCGCGTCAACACTGGTGCTGTCTGGAATCCTTTGCACACCGCTTGATCCGGTATCGCCTGAGCTGGCTGCGCGTGATGGGTTTGCGCCGCCGTATGCCCTTTTGCAGACATTTACCCCGTCAAGCGGAATAAAACACGGGGACTTTATCGCGCCAATAAATGGTTTTCACGCAGGCAGGCAACTTCCAGTTGTCTCGGTAGCGGCATGGGATGGGATGGGCGGGTTCTGGAATGTGAAATGTGAGGACACAAAACGATGAGTTACAACCCCGCCCTAACCATCACAGGGATTCAGGAAGCGCAACACGACAACCTGAGGATGATCGCCGCTCTGCGCCCGGATGACGCACTGGGGCGCATGGTCAAGGCGGTTGCCATTGACTTGCATCGTTACAAGGTTGGGATAACTCATGTTGATACCGGATCGCTTCGCGCCGCGCAGCAAATCCGAATAGAAAACGGCGGGGCGCGGGCTGTTTTGTTTACCGATGAAGGGGCGATAAACCCGCGTTCTGGCAGTCGCCCGGCTGTATATGGGCTTTACGAAGAAGAGCGCGGCGGCGCACACGCGGCGGCGCAGCGCACGGTTGATGAGCGGGCGGTTTCGGCGGTTGATTCTGCTGTCTCGCGCTTTGTGGGGAGTATGCCGTGAATGTGACGCGAGCCGATGTTCGGGATGCAGTTTATACCGCGCTGCTGGCGTGGATGGTTGACCCATCGAAGCCGCTTACGGATGGATATGTGCAAATGGTTTGCAATGGCCTGCCCGCAAACTTTGGCGGGCAGGCGGCGGCGATGTATGTGGCATCGGCTGGCTCGCGGCGGCCTAGCGATTCGGGGTCTGTATTCGGCGGGGATAGCGCGGATTATCGGGTTGAAGTGGCCTTGTGCGTTCGCTACGCGGTTGAGGACGATCTAACCTGGACACAGACACGCGCCGAGCAAATTCTGGATGCGTGCGAAGAAAGACTTGCCGCGTGGGTTCACGCCAACCCATCCATAGCAAATGTAAAAAATCTGACGTATTCGGAAATGACAACCACCGGCACCTTGATTCTGAACGGGGTCGAGTATCGGCTGGAAAAGATATACCTGGACGCGAGGGTTTTTTGATGAAATATCTGGCAAAAACACCGCTCTGGCACAGCAAAAACGAGTGCGAGGTGGCGATTGGAGAAGAAGTTGATCTGTCTCATCTGACACCAGAGCAAATAGATGGATTGATTGACAACGGCGCGATAGAGCGCGTTGAAGACAAGGAGCAAACAGATGGCAACGACAACCGGCGCAGTGGTGGCAAGAAATCTAAAGCTTGAACTGAGCGCAAACGGCACAACGTGGACGGACATTTCCGGCCACTCAAACAAAATCGAATTATCGGGGGGTGAGCGAGACACGGGCAGTATGCCGGTGTTTGGCAACAACTCTCCCATCGTCACGTCTGGCGCGCTGAAAGAGATGGAGACAAAAATATCCATCGCCTATACCGAAGTGCCAACCGAGGCTTACACGATGGCAAAAACCGCTTACGAGGGTGGCGGTGATATCTACGTGCGCTGGTCGCCAAAGGGCGGGACAACGGGGAGCTTTCAGTTTGCATCCGGCAAGGGTGTGTTGAAAAACCCACCGTATCCGAGCGCGGACGCATCGGACGCGAACCCGATTGTGGTGGAACTGAACATTGTCGTCCCAAGCGTTTCTCAGACAACCGTAGCGTAATTTATGGCAAACAAAACCCGTCTCGCGGCTGATCTCGTGTTTGATGTAAACAAGCTGGATATCCCTTCGGGGATGCGCTTGCTTGCCGCCATTGGGACAAGCAGCGATATGCCAATGTCCAGCCTGCCAGAAGTGATGGAGATTGTGGGCAAGGTTGTTGATGGCGGGCTTGATGGCGTGCCGCTGAGCGAACTTGGAGAAGTTACAAAACGCGCGATCGAGTTAATTGGCGAGGCGTTTAACCCAAAATCAACGCCACCGGTGAGCGGCTAAAGCTGGCAATGGTGGCGCATCTGGAAACGGGGGCGCCACCACCGCCAGCCTATGTGGAATTGCACTGGTGGCGTATTTTGGGGTGCGACCCGCGCACAGTTGAACCCGCGCGGTTGTATCAGTTTATGACCTGTCTGTCTGAGGAAGAACGGCACAGTAGAAAATCATGAGCGAGAAACGAGTTGTCATTTTTGTGGAGGCAAAGGACGCCGCCACGAGCGTGCTGCAAAAAATTGGCGGCGCGCTGGGTGACATCGGGAAGATCGCCATTGGCGGGACGCTGGCCGCGGGGTTGGTTGGCATCGGGAATGGGATTGCCAACATCGGGAAAGAAGCGTTTGGCGCGGTGGCCGCGCAGGAGCGGCTGGGGAAGTCGCTCGAAACAATGCTTGCCCGCGAGATTGTAAAGCAAGGCGTTCAAACAAAGACGGTTCAAATCGGGTCAGCGGTCACGCAGATGACCGCGAAACAATCGGCGGCAAACGCGGAACTGGCGGTAAAGATTGAATCTGCCAAAGCGCGCCTTGCGGTTGCCAATGAGCACCTCGGCGAATCCATCAAAAAAGGCAAGGAGAGCGCGGCTGAGATAAACCAGCGCAAGGCAAGCATTGCGGCGCTTAACGCCAGCATCGGCAAAATGACCGCCGAGATGGACAAAAATAACGCGAGCGCGGGCAAAACGGTGGGGGTGTTTAAGACGACATCCACCCAAACTGTTACGCTAGCCGAAGCGCAGCGGCAGGCCGGGGAGAAGGCGAAGGATTTGATGCAGTGGATGGAGAAACTCGCCATCCAGTCCCCATTCAGCATGGAGGACGTTTCAGCATCCATAAAACAGGCGATGGCCTACGGCTTCACCAGCGACGAGGCAAAGCGACTGACCCAGGCAAATGTCAATTTAGCGGCGGCCACCGGCGCGTCTGGCGATGTAATGCAGCGCGTTTCGCTGGCGTTAGGGCAGATGCGCGGCAAAGGCAAATTGATGGGGCAGGAGCTGATGCAGATGACCGAAGCCGGTATCCCGTTCCGTGAAATGCTGATTGAATCTGGCAAGGTGGCCGGGCTGACGGGTGACAACTTTGACAAGAAAATGGCGGCTGGGTTAATCTCAGCTCAGGTTGCGATGGAAGCCTATAACGGTTACGTTGAAAAGAACTTTGCGACCGCCGCCAAAGACCAGGCGGGAACACTGGCAGGACTGGTTAGCTCGTTGGGCGATTTGAAGCAGGCCGCAGAACGTGATTTCTTTGGCCCCATTTTCCGCGAAGCGCAACCGTATCTAAACAAGTTTGTGGACGCGCTGCAAGACCCTGCTATTCGCGCGCAAATACAAAGCATTGGCGCGAGTGTTGGCGCTTTTGTTGGGCAGCTTATTACGGGGCTGGGGCAGGCAATTAGCTGGGTGCAAACAAACTGGCCTGCCATACAAACATCTATAAACGCGGCGCTGACGGGCATATCGGCAGGGATAAACACTTACGTTGTGCCAGCCGTGACCGCGATCATCGGCGCATTGTCGGTGGCGATTGGCTGGGTGCAAACAAATTGGCCGCAAATACAGGGAGTGATTGAGAGTGTTTTTGGCGCAATTTCTTTTGCCGTAAATACATACATTATTCCGATGGCGCAATTTTTACTTGCGCAGCTCGGCGTGATAGTTGCATGGGTGCAAGCGAACTGGCCGCTCATTCAGCAAACAATCAGCACGGTTTTTAACGCGATAAAAGGGGTGCTGGATGTTGTTTTGCCAATTCTTTTGCGGGTAGTGGAAGGCGCGTTTAACAGCATCAAGGCCGCCATTGAGACCATAATTAACGCCGTGCTGGGTGTGATTACGACGGTGATGCAAATCATCAATGGGGACTGGTCAGCCGCGTGGGCGACCATTCAGCAAACCGTAACCGATGTTTGGGAAGGCATCAAGCAGTTTATGGGGGGGTTGCCCAGCGTAATGGTTGGGCTTGCCGAGAATTTAATCGGCGGATTGGTTCAAGGGATTCTCTCTAACGGGGATAAAGTTGTTCAAGCGTTGCGCGGGCTGATTGATCAGGCGATTGGCGATATTAAAAAACTACTTGGCATTAAATCGCCGTCAACTGTATTTGCTGGGATTGGCGCGAACATGGCGCTGGGGCTGAATGCAGGCTACGCCGCCGCCCTAAAACCGTTGAGCGCGCCAGCGTTTCCTTCTCTTGACATGGCGGGACGTTTTGGCGGCGATGCCGGGCAATACAGCGCGTTGTTTTCTACCCCTTCTCAGGTTCAATCGCGCGTTGCGCCATCGGTGCGAGAACCCACCGGCGCCGCGCGAGAACCATTGGTTATACAAATAAACGACAAGACGCTGGGCGAGGTTGCCATTGACTGGGTAGAGCGGCGCATTTATCAGGATGGAATGCGGTATGGCTAACGAGTATCTGATAAAACTATCGCCCACCGCAAACATCAGCGATGGAAAGCTGATGTTTGTCAGATTCAGCCGGACAAAGAGTAGTACGGGGACAATCGCGCCCGTTTTGATCCAACAGGATTTGAGTGGCAACACGGTTACATCGTCTGGCGTGCGGAAAAAGGCGTGGGATATTGATGTGGCCGTTTATTACACCGCCGCACCGGATGGGTTCGCCACGTATCAACACCTGGAGGATATGTTCGCTGGAACGGGGAACGCTTTTGCGTTTCAGGATATGCGCGGCGACACGAACACTTATACCGTTTCAATCATCAACAAAGGCGTATTTTCGCCAAAGCCGCTGGATGCGCAATGTTTCAAATCTGGCGCGATATGGGAAGTCGCTTTGGAGTTGCGCGAAACATGAGACCCATCACCGCCGCCCTCGCTGCCATCGAGCGCCAAACCGCGCTTGCCCCGCGCACGACGGCCAGCATCAA